GCCATCATAGGGTGTATAGTAAGTGCAAGAGCATCTATCCTAGCTCGTATTTCAGTGTCTAACGCCTTTTGAGAGTTATACCCTTTCTCACATACTCCTCTGCCCCAGAAACGGCTAGGAACGACATCCCATGGGAATGCTATAACTGGTCTATCCTGCATCATGTAGGGGTTTTCAGTTGCTTTAAGTAAAGTGCCACTGTTAGCTATGACAACAGCTGCTTCTACATAGTAAGAAATATTATCTTCGTCTTCATCTAAACCTAACTCAACAACCTCTTCATCTTCTGCATCTTCATCTTTCATTGCTTCTTTAAGCAAGTGACGAGGAACTAAACCGTAGTACTTAGTTAAGCGTACTTTGTCATCACTATAAACAGTCAGGTCTTGATCCGGCTCAATATCAAAATCAGTATCAGCTAATTGAACATCAACGTCCCTGTATACTCCACTTTCCTGTAGCTGCTCTACTAAGTGTGAGGAAACAAACTCATCAATAGCACAACCCAAAGCTGAATCAATATCAGTAGCTACTGGATCAATAAGAAAGTTCTGTGGCATTACAGGACGTAGCTTAACACAAGTACGGTCACGTATGGTTACACCTACTGCCTGTAGCTCACCACCCATAACTGGTTGAGTAGCAGGAGCCATTTCTTTTTCTTCGGATAATACAACTTCAGCAATTCCTGTGCCAAATACAGCAGCGTTTATCAAACACTCTGCTACACCTTTACGTACTTTATTCTTTTTAAAGTCTTGTTCAAGATGTTTACGTAGCATCTCAATGTCTTGACTATCCTGATCGTGTATATCATCTTTAATATCAAACCATTTACCGCGTCCAAAGGTAGCTTCCTCTAGCTCTGCTACTGAGGACTCTACTGCTTGCTGTAGTGCAGGGGTAATGATCTTAGAACGCTCTGTTGCGCGTGTTCTGTCTTCTTCAGACCAGATACCACGCCATAGGCGATAATACTCTTCAAACTTTTGTGAGTAGTTAGCTTCATAGTGATCTCTCCAAGCATCACACTTAGTCATTACCCAACCTTCTAGGTCTTGTTCTGTAGAGAAATTATCTTTATTTTCTAACATAGTTAATACCCTGCGTATTTGTCTAGGAATTCATAGTCTTCGTCTTCATAATCATAAGCATAGGAAACTTTTGCAAGTTGATCTATATAAGCTAATGAATCTATCAAGTCATCGTGGACTAAATGGTTAGGAAATTGGAATAACTCGTCTAAAAACTGACTGTTCCACTTTCCTTTGTTTAATGTTATGTTGCCATGCTCAAAACGACCCTGTAATGCCCACACAATCCTATCTGTTTTCTTTTTATTACCGTGTGTAAGCTCTTCTATCCTAAAAAACCGTTGATTTTTCTTCATTTGATCGTTTAGGTAGGGGTGTACAGCATTCTTTAAGGCACCTTTCTCAATACCTACGGCTACTGGCTCATAGTCTCTAACTGCCTCAAAGATTCTTCTGGCAGTCTCTTCTACGCCCCAACGTCCGTGTATGATATTAGCGACCCACCAACCGTTAACACCTGCTTTAACGACTGATATAGCTGTTTGGTCAAGTCTATTTGTTTTAGTAGTAACTTTCTGTACGTCAGCAAAACCTGCCAAATCCACTGCAATGTAGAACTCACCGTCTTTAGGTTCATCTTCACTAAACTTGACATCATCTTCCTTAAACAGTTCACTACCGTGAGCCTCAAAGGATGCCATGAACTCCTGTCGGAAGGAAAAGGCTGACATTGACTTCTCAGCAGCTTTAATCTCTTCAGGGTCTAGCAGTGGGTTATCAAAGCTTGTAAAGTGATAGCCTATAAAGGTTTCATCTTCACTAATGGTTGCGTATGAATATAGATCATAGAAGTGGTTGCGACCCATTGGCGTACCAATGAACATTGCATCACCCTTCTGATCCGCAAGAGCCGGACGTAGGATTTGCTCCCACACCTCTGGCTTCATATCTGCGTACTCGTCCATGACTAGGAACTTAAGGCTGACACCACGCATGGTCTCCGGCCTGTCCGCGCCCTTAAGTGTCAGGAGTGCGCCATTAATAAACTTGATCTGTAAGTTATTGACATGACTTGAAGAGATAACAGGGTTGCCTAGCTCTAGCAGCATCTGCCACATGATGTCCCTAGCCTGTCCCTGTGTAGGAGCTACGTAGAATACCTGACCCTTCTTAGCTGACAAACAGTTAAGTATTAATGCCCAAGCAGCCAATCGTGACTTACCTGTACGTCTACCTGCTGCTATGACCTTAAAGCGTGTCTTGTCTTCGTATACTGTTTGCTGCCAAGGTAGTAGTTCAACCTTTAAATCAGCCAAGTTATAGTGCTTCCTTAAACGTCTTAGCTGTCTTTGCTTGTTCTTCTTTAATATCTCTAGCTAAAAAAGCTTTACTAGCTCCTCCTGCTTTAGAACGCTTTGCTGCCCAAGAGTCTGCTTCTTTATAAGCTTTAGGGGCAAAACGAGGAAACTGTTTGTTAGATTTTTTTTCATAATCTTTTGCTAACAGTACAGCTTCTCGCTGATCTTTAATTAATGTAGGCTTTCCTTCTTCATTCCACCAGATTGAAGGAATGACCATAACGCCACCTTCAGGAGAGTCTACAGTTATTAAATACTCAGTTGAAGGCGCACCTAAGCCAACATCTTGAGGCTTATGTTTTCTATAATCAAAAGGCTCTAAGGTCATAGGCATATCAATAGCACCACATTACAGGAGACTCGTTAGTGTCCAAGCTGCGGATGTCAACATGCACAAAGTTAGAAGCAACTCCGATTCCTGAGAAGCCCATCTTAATAGCTTCTGCAACAATCTTATAACGCTGTGTTCCGTTGCTGACTTTAATGTCCGCTGCAATACCTTGGGCATGAGTTCCTGCTCTCTCCTTCTTCTTTTCAATGGGGTGGTCTTCTGATCTATAACCACTAGTAATGACAAAAGGAAACCCACAGCGTCCACGCAATATATCTAACTTTAAGAGTAGTGTATCTTTAATCTCGTTCTCGCCTGTGTACTGACAAGCAAACTCTTCTCTAGTAAAGTAATCTAAATCTCTGTTGACATTATACATCTGTGTAGTCCCCTTCAATGGGTTCTTGGTTGCCAGAGATAACAGTAGTCTCTCCACCAACACCAGTAATTGATATATTAATTGCACTCTTACCACCAGTTGCTTTATCCTTCTCAAAGTAACTGACAGGAAGTAATCTATCCATACACAGCTTCCATGCTGCTGCTTGATTCTTATGGTCATCGTCCAATGCTGCTGACAATATAGAATCTAATACCTTCCTACTTTTAGGTGAAGCAAGCATCCTAGCTTTATAGTCGTTGATGATTGAAGCATCACCTTTAGGACGACCTACCTTATTCCTATTGCCTGTTGTTTTTGACACAATATCTTTCTTCTTGGGTCTTCCTTTCTTTTTTACAGGCTGCTTTTCGTTACTCAAAATATACCCCTTGGTTATCTTAAGTATACTTAAGTATGCTTTAGTATTTACTTTAATTATTTCTTTAAAGTTAATCCTTAAAGTTTTTCTTAAGTACCCTTAAGGCTCTTGGTTATCTTTATCTCTTTAGTATACTAGTTATTATAGCATATTATTAAGCAGAAGTCAAGCATTATTTACTATATTATCTAAGTTATTCTCATGTCCCTTTGCATTGCTTGTGTCAACCCTAGGGGCGACCTGTGTTTTCTTATGTATTACATAAGGTTACAGTACACATGAGGATACAGTTGTCAATCCTAATTTCCTACTATTTTGTATACCGGAGGGTACAGTAACAATCCTACGATAGCCACGCGGCCCCCCGTCCCCCAAAGTTATCCACAGGTTTTACATAAGTTATACATAAGTTATCCACAGGCTACACGCGGCCTGTGCTTAAGGTGTGCATAAGTTATCCACAGGTTATCCACAGGCTACATAAGTTATCCACAGGCGTGGTGCTTATGTTGTCATGGGTATTGCATGGGCAAGTGTGAGTGTGCATGTGGGTACCTATAGCACACATTAGAAGATAATTGTTGACATTGGTTT